ATATAAAAGTATTTTTTTATTGGATTCATAATACCATCCTTTTTATTATATTAGTAGTTATCTGATACTTTACTAACTTTTAAAGAATGTGGTATCATACTATATTAGAAATTGCACTATCCGTTCGCTATAACATTGCCACTTGCTGTGGCTGCTGCATTCGGAACCCAACTGCCATGTCCAGCAGTTGCATCACCTAACCTATGAACAGCAATATTGTTTGCAAAAACGTTCGGTGAAGCACCAACTGCCGGATCTCCGCATGCTGTTGTGTCACCCTTTCTAACTGTCTTGGAATTATTAGTAAACACATTTGGAGAACCCACTGCATAGGCAGTTTGATGAAAGGGATTTGGCGTAGGGCTCGCATGCCCCACATGAACGTCTTGTCCTACTCTTACCACTCCTGGCATTATGTTTGTATTCCTGTCGTGCTTTTGATATACTGTTTGCTCATTTCTTCCTGTGTCTTAACCAAGCATACCACTTTGCTACTATCAATTTTAACTTTAGCATCTGGTCCAATGGTAAACATGAAAGGAGCAAGTCCTAGTCCCTGCTGTGTAGCAGTTACCATTAATGGTTTGTGTAAAATGAAATTTGAATCCTTTTCTTCCTCAAGGCGTGCAACAACTTCCTCGCCTGATGTTAGTTTAAGTGATACAGTTTCTCCTACTTTGTATGGTGTTTCGATTAGCATTATAATGTGTGTCCTGTTCCGTTATATCCTGTGTTATCGAGATACTCTTCAAGGTCGTTATACCCGCCAATGTTCTCGCCTCTAATTTTAATTTGTGGCACTGTTCTTGCACCCGGAAACCATTCCAATAGTTCTTCTCTACTGTAGTCTGTTCCTAGTGATTTGTATGTGTGTTCAAGTTGTCTCATCTTGCATAGGTTAACTGCCTTAACACAGAATGGACAATTTGGTTTACCATATATTTCAATCATTTATTCTTTTTCCATTGTTTAACGAATTGTTTCTTTTGCTTATCTGTATATATGTATTTGGATTCACTAGACACAAACAATCTGAATTTTTGTAGAAGTGCAATTTTCCAATCTATTAACTGTAGAAAATAATATCTCATAAACTATCCAGAATAAATTAGTGAACCTTTTTTGTCCGTGACTCTTACCATGATGACACCTTGTTTCTTTTTTTGCAGGGCAGCAGATATTGCTTGTGCTTCAGAACCGTATGATCCAAAAACTGTCCAACTTTCATATGGAGAATGTCTTTTAAATTGTGCTTTAAACATAACAATACTTATCCGTTATAGTGAGAAGTCCTTGAACGTATCCTTTTCAACATCCTGTTTGACACCGCCCACAATGTAACTTTCTACTTCAGTTTCCTGTGGTGCTACCTGCAAACCTGCACTGCTTAACCAATGCTGTGTCCACGGTAAAGGATTAGTGTTCAACGGACGATCGTAAATTGTTTTAAGTCCTAGTGCTTTCAATCTTTTGTTTGCAATAAATTCTACATATGCATGTAGTAGGTTAGCATTAAGTCCTACAATGCTTCCTTTTGCAAATAGATAGTCTGCCCAACGCTTTTCTTCTTCAACACAGTCACGCCACATTTCATAAACTTCTTCTTCACACTCTTTAGCAATCTTGACAAAGTCTGGATCGTCATTTCCTTTCATCCAATGCTTGATAATGTGTGTTGAAAGATTAAGGTGTGTTGCTTCGTCTCTAGCAATAAGTGAAATGATCTTTGCAGATCCTTCCATAAGTTTCAGTTCGCCAAAAGCAAACGTGCAGGCAAATGATACATAGAAACGTAATCCTTCTAGAATATTTACGGTCATCATTGCTTTGTATAATTGCTTCTTGACTTCATACATATCACCCTTTTTATGATGGAAGTAATTTTCAGCAATTAGATTAAATTTGTCATACTCTCTAGTTACACTTTCTGCTCGTGCAATGATTTCCTTATCATCAAGAATAGTATCAAATACTTCAGCAGGGTCTGGATACACATTTTTAACAATGTGTGTATAACTGCGTGAGTGAATAGTTTCTTGGAAGTCCCAACATACGATACAACTTTCCAATTCTGGATTAGAACAATATGGTAGGAAAGCAAGGCATGGACCTCTACCTTGGACTGAATCTAAAAGTGTTTGATATTTTAGATTACTAGTGAAGATATGTTTCTGCTCCTCACGGAATTCCTGATAGTCAGCTCTGTCCTTTTGAAGACTAACTTCCTCAGGACGCCAAAAATAACCAAGCATAGTTTGGTTAAGTTTATCATACTCTGGATAACGGAACACATCATAACGTTGTGTATTTTGATCCGCACCGAAGAACATGAATTCCTTAGTGAAGTCTACCTTTTCTTTGTTGAATACAGTCTTTCCCAATTTATTTCTCTCTCTCTTTGTTGTCATATTTCATTATATGTTACAAGCCTCGCACTCTTCTCCATCCAAATCCTCGGATGAAACTGTCTCAGCATTGCTGTGACCGTTTGCGTGACCGTTTGCGTGACCGTTAACACCGCTCCCATTTGTCATACCGTTCATTATAGCACCATTGTGCTGTTTGTCAACCATAGTTTCTTCTAGCCCTGCTGGTTGAACATTATCATCCTCACCTTTAAAGTCGTAAGTGTTTTGGTAGTAACTTGTCTTCCAACCTAATTTGTATGTTGTTAGCATGTCTTTCATCATGACACTTAGAGGAACTTCGTTGTTCTCAAAGTGTGTTGGATTATATGACCAATTACCGCTAATGCTCTGATCAAAGAACTTTTGCATTGCCGCAACAATGTTAATGTATCCTTCATTGTTTGGCATGTCCCATAACAGAGTGTAAAAATTCTTTAGTGTATGATACTGCGGAACAACCTGTTTAAGAGGCCCTTTCTTCGACTTCTTAATGGACAAGAATGCTCTAGGTGGCTCAATACCGTTTGTTGCATTTGACACAACGGAACTGCTCTCCGATGGCATTTGTGCTGACAGTGTTGAGTGCCGTAGTCCGTGTTCCTTAATGTCCTTCCTAAGATCATCCCAATCATATTTTAGTGTTGCATTAATTACATCATCAACATCTTTCTTGTATGTGTCAATTGGCAGGATGCCATCTGCATACTTGGTTCTGTTGTAATATTCGCAGGCTCCTTTTTCTTTTGCCAATTCATTACTAGCAACTAAAAGATAGTATTGAAATGCTTCAGAAAGTTCGTGGACTAATTTCCATGCTTTCTTGTCCGAGTATTTAACCTTATTCTTGGCAAGATAGTGTGCAAGCCCAATGTATCCAACTCCAAGAGAACGTCTTGCTTTGGTTGATACTTCAGCAGCCTTAACCGGATAACCTTGATAGTCAATAATTTCTTCCAATGCTCTTACTGCAAGATCACACAAGTTTTCTAATTCTTCTAAATTATTAATCAAGCCAACATTGATTGCTGAAAGAATACAAAGAGCAATCTCACCTTCTTCATCATCAATGTGTTGAATGGGTTTGGTTGGTAATGTAATCTCTTGGCATAGGTTACTCATGTAAACAGGGTCTTTGAAAGAACTGTGTGAGTTTGTGTGATCAACGTTCATAATATAGATACGTCCTGTTTCAGCACGTTCTTTTAACAAGTCACCAAACAATTCCATTGCTGGAACTTTTTTCTTGCGTATTGATTTTTTTCTTTCGGCGGCTTCATATAGTTCCTTGAACTTATCGTTGTCGCCTGAATAAAAAGCATCATAAACTTCTGGAACTTCGTGTGGCGAGAAAAGACTAATGTCCTGGCTGGCCAACAAGCGTTCATAGAATAATTTATTAATTTGAATTGAATAATCTAATTTACGAACACGATTATCTTCAGTTCCTTTATTGTTTTTAAGAACTAGGATATCCTGTATTTCATAATGCCAAATAGGGAAGTGTGTAGTTGCACTTCCTCCACGAACACCATTCTGTGTGCATGAACGCACAGTCGACTCGTAAACTTTTAAGAACGGGACAACACCTGTGTGTGCTACTTCTCCGCCTCGTATTTTTGAATTGATTGCACGGATTCTTCCGCTGTTGATTCCAATTCCTGCCCTTTGAGCAATGTAGTAACCGATCGCACTATTGCTGCTAAAGATGCTAGGAAGAGTATCAGCAACATCAACAAGAACACAAGAGGCAAACTGACGAATAGGAGTCCTAACTCCAGCCATGACAGGGGTTGGGATATTGATCTTAAAAAGTGAGGTCGCGTCATAATATTTTTTCACGTAGTTTAAACGTGTCTCCTGTGGATAATCTGCAAATAATGTTGCGGCAATCATCATATACATAAATTGTGGTGTTTCAAAAATGTCACCATTTGATCTATCTTGGCAAAGATATTTGTCTACTACTTGTCTAAGACCAGCATAGGTAAAGTCTTCATTACGCTCATGTCTAATCCATGTGTTCATTTTCTTTAATTCGGTTGCTGTGTATTTTTCCTTAATTGCAGGATCATACACGCCACGTTCGATGTTAGTATCGATTACCTTACTAAGAGAAAGATGCTCATAACGATTGTAAACTTTTTTGTGTAATGTGTATAGCAATAAACGTGCTGCCGCGTATTGATAGTTCGGTGCTTCCAATGAAATTAAATCATTAGCACTCTTCACTAAAATATTTTGAATTTCATCTGTAGTCATACCGTCGTAAAATTGTAAGTCTGCGTTCATTTCAATCTGTGAAGCACTTACGCCTGTAAGTCCAGAACATGCTTCTTCAACTACGAAGTGCATCTTGTCTAGATCTAGTTTTTCTTTGTCTCCGGAACGCTTGGTAATGTAAATTTCTTTTGTCATTCTCTCTCTGCCTTTGTCCTTATTATTTGTATAAGGGTATTTATCAGTAACGGATTTTGCCGCTCATTTAGTTGGACAAACTAGGGTGTTTTTCCACAACCTTTGTTTGCATTTAGTGTTCATTATAGCAGGAAAGGTGTGTGAACGCAAATATTTTTTTGTTCAAAAAGGTGTGTTATACACCGTATGAAACATCAAAAGAAATATTACCGGTCTGTCCTGTGGATAAAGGATTCTTATAATACAATACAAGAGTCTCAATACCACTGTCTGTATCATTATCTCTCAGTGCTGCATCGAACTGAAAGTTACTCATAATCTTTCCGCCTTCAGATGTTTGTGATG